TCGTTTGACAGTGCAAGGATGTGGAACTCCTGATGTAGATGCATTATTATATCCTATTATTGATACCGACTCTGGTAAAATTATTCATGTTAGAGTATTAGATAGAGGAAGAGGATATGATCCTTTAAGACTTAAAATTACACCTTTACAGGAAACTCCAAGTGTAGTTAATTCTTTTGACGTTAATAGGATTTGGCAAACACATCCTAACTCTCCTGCAAGTGGTGTATTTTCTACCAGTAATGCTGGCGATAAGATTGATAGGTTAAGAATTCAATCTGATAATCATCCTAAACCTTCTATTCATACAGGTATTGATGTTGAAAGACAACCTGGTACTAATGCATTAATTTTAGATAGATCTTTTGATCAAACATTTATATATCGTGGTGGAAAAGACGTTCCTAATCCAGGAACTAGACAAATACAACAAGATAAAGCTATCGGTATTATGGCAAACGGTGGTTTGTTACATAGTCCCGAATTTGGAGCTGATGGAAATCCACCAGCTGGATTTTCTATTGACACAGTTAAATATGATTATGTAAAAAATACAAATGCTTATGATGCAGTAATAGATAATCAAAATTATTTCTATCAATCAAGTAAAATAATTGATGAGTTTGCTCTTAATAATGGAGTATTTGATTGGGGTAATATTCAAGTATATACTTGGAATATTAAAGTAGAGGTTGGTAATCTTTACGTTACTGTAAATCAAGTTGATGAAACTTTAGGTTCTATTGAAGTAGGTAGAATTGTTGATGAAATTTCTGGAATAGCAAGAGCAGAAGTAGCAAAAATTGTTAGAAACGCTCAGAATGCGATTACACATCTATATTTAAGAAGTGTTAGTACAGGTGCAACTTTTTCAAATGGAGATAAGGTTTTAGGATCTAATGGATTTCAATTCACTATTTCTGAAGATCCTGTATCAGTAAAGCCTTATTACATTGATTTTGGAACTGATGCAACAAAATTTGGTCCTTTTGTAGCAGGTCAATATTATTTTGCTCCTGAGAATATTTTAGTTAGAGCAAATTACTTAATTAAATTTAATCAATCAGATTCTACTAATAATACTCATCCGATTAGATTTAGCACTACAGCAGACGGAGTTCATAATACATCACCTGGTACTCTTTATTACAACAGCACAGGTGTAAGTCAAGCACCTGCTACAGATTACGAAAACGAATATGCACCATTATTCATTATGAATAGTGATGAAAGTTCAAGAATATATTATTACTGTAAAAACCATCCTGACATGGCTGGTAAAGAAGGACATGAAGGATATATTACTTTAAATACTGCTTCAGAAACATACACATCTACTAATAATTATTACTCAACAAATTTTTATCAATCAGATTCAAATGATCCTAATACTATTGATAGATCTCGTCATGTAGATGGTCATTCTAAAATTTTAGGTATGTCATTTGATGGATATCCTATTTACGGACCTTGGGGATACAATTCTAGTGGTGCTACTGCTAGAGAAACATCTTCATATCGTTTAAGAACTACTCTTGAATTACAAGGTAATCGTCCTCAAGTTAATACAATTACTAATGTAACGTATGCTATTACAGTTTCAAGTGGTAAATTTTTATATGGTGGAGCATCACCATCTTTCTTAAATCTTCAAAGAGGAAAAACATATATCTTTAATCAAGATGATTCTTCTAATAATAATTTTACATTACTAATATCACCTCAAAATGATGGATGGCATACATCTGATCCTGCAATAGTAGGTAATACAAATGATTTATTTGATGGTCCTGTAACTAATGGTAATGGAGTAAAATATTATATTGATGGTTCAGAAGTAACATATCAGACATATATTTCTAGTTTTAATACTGCAACAACAAGAGAATTAAGATTTACAGTTCCTGTAAATGCTCCCAGTATTTTATATCTATTTTCATATAGTGGAACTGGATATGGAATTAGAGTAGTTAATGATGGTTATGTACTAGGAGATTTAGTTAATGATTATATCTACGATTCTTCTGTAGGAACTTTAGATGCTTATAATGGTAAATTTGCCCCCACACCTGAGTATCCAAATGGAACTTATGCATATTTTATGACAGAGGATAGTAGTTCTAATCCAACATATCCTTATGCTATTGCAGATCGTTTCTATGGAGTTCCTTTGTTTGAAGGTGATACAGTTCCTTCAGAAGTTGATGTATTCCCTTCAGAGGCAGAAGGAGATGTTATTTTAAACACAGATGGAACTGTTTCTTATGTCAAGATGACTAAGAAAGGTGATAATTTCTTTGGTCCTGCTACAGCAAAAATTTTAGGAGGAACAGGAACTGGTGCAACAGGAAGTCCAACTGTTCAAACAATTACAGGTTTATCATTATTAAATTCTGGTAGAAATTATGCTACACCTCCTACCCTTATTTTTGAAGGTGGTGGTGGACAAGGAGCACAAGGTGCTGCAGAAATTGATACCTTAGGTGAAGTTACTTCTATTAACGTTGTTGATTCTGGTGAATTCTATCAAGAACCTCCTTTTATCTTAATAACTGGTGGAGGTGGTATAGGTGCAAGAGCAGTAGCAACTATTGATCAAGGTGCTATCACTGGAATTACAGTAACAGAACCAGGTAAAGGATATACTTCTGCTCCAAATATTATATTTACAAAATTAGTTAATCTAAAAAGAAAAGCAGATGCTAGACAGTCATTTAACTCTTCAGTTATATATTTGACTGGTGTTGTTAAAGACGTTGCTGCAAGTGATACAGAGATTTTTGTTGATTCTACAGATGCATATCCAGGATCTGGTTCTATTATATTAAATAAAGAAACAATATCGTACACTTCTAAAACTGCTGGTAAATTCTCTGGTTTAACTAGAGGTGTAAACTTTAACTATGACCAAAGAGTTATTCTAGATGCAGGTCAGAATGACTCTAATGGTATATCAACATATAATTTTAATGTTGGTGATATTGCAATTCGTGCTGTTGAAAGTGCAAATAATAAAATAGCAAGAGTTTATGACTGGGATGCATCAACAAGAGAACTATTAGTTACTTTTGAAGTTGATGAACTTGCATTTATTGATGGTGGTATACCTTCAACTGAGGACGCTATTGTTCAATTTGATGGTGGAACTGCAGCAAGTGCACCATCAGGATTTGATCCTCATGTTGTTTTGAACACTACTGGTAGTAATATTACATTATTAACAGTTCCAATTCAATTATTTTCAGATAGATCTTTCCAAGATATTGCTGAAAACTCAGGTGCAGGTGATGGTATTGCTGATTTAGTAAATACTGGAACTGACTATGATGGACAAATTAGTCTTGATGGTGGTTTATATAATTCATTATATGGTATTGAAGAAACACAAGGTGGAACTAACACAACTCTATTTGCAGTTGGAGATAGAATAAAAGATGCTAGTTTACCATTTAAGTTTGCAACTGTTGACACTGCAGGAACTCTTACAGATGGTGTAGAACATCCTGCAATAATCAATGTTTATCTAGATCTTAATGTTGGTAATGGATCGAACTTTAGTGTTAATGAAGTAGTTACAGGTTCTGTATCTGGAGTAAGAGGAACTGTAGTATCTTGGGATGCTACATTAGGTCTTTTACAAGTCAAAGATGTGGTTGCATTTAACACAGGTAACATTAATGTTGGTATTGCTGGTTATCTTTACGAGTTCTCCCAAGATGGAACTATCGTAGATTTCATTGTTCAAAACCCAGGCACCAACTATACAGCAGTACCAACTGTAAGTATTGAAAATCTTGGTGATATACAAGCAACTGCAACGGTAACCCTCACCACTGCGGGTGATCAAGTTGCTTCCTTAACCATCACTAATGGTGGATATGGCATAGTACAAAGTATTGATAGTTCATATAACTATCACCCTACAACTACATTTACAAATGCTGGTGGAGATTCCACTGGTTCGGGTGCAGTTGTGCAAGCGGTTCTTGGTGGTGAGAACCTCGTAGGTAACGGTGGAGCAACGTATAGAATCAAGAGTATTGATTATCAAACGATTGTTCGCTCGTAACCTTCATAAATAAACAGGAGGACTACAATAGTCACTAGGAAATGGCAGCTCTATTAACTGATCAATTTAGAATATTCTCAGCGAAGAAATTCATTAAGTCTTTGGAAGGTCCTGATGCAACGCAAAGCGATGCAGTAGCAGGAGCAAACAGAGATAGGATTTACCTGTTTATAGGTAGACCACAAACATGGGATAATGAAAACTCACCGCCACAGGCAGTGGATTCATTCTCCGAATTTTCGGGTTCGTATGATGACATGATCTCTCTGAAGAGAGTTCTTGCATCGGATACCGTACAAGTTTGTCGTAGAATCGACTGGGTTTCTCCTGAGGAAACCACTGGTGGATTAGGTTTTACCTACGACATGTATCGTCATGATTATTCACCAAGTAAAACTGCTGCTTCTGGTGCTACGAAGTTATATGATTCTGATTTTTACGTTGTAAACTCTCAGTATCAAGTATATAAGTGCATCTATAACGGAACATCTCCTAGTGATCCGAACGGAAAACCTTCTACTGTTGAACCAACTGGAACATCCACTTCAATTATTACCACTGGTGATAGTTATCGTTGGAAGTATATGTATACTATTCCTGTTGCTTCTGTTCTTAAATTCTTCTCCAACGACTATATGCCTGTCTTTACCAATGATGCGGTAAAAACAAACGCAGTTGCTGGTGAAATTGATAGTGTAGTTATTAACTCTGCTGGTTCTGGTTATAACAACGGAACTTATGATAACGTTGCCATTAACGGTGATGGAACTGGTGGTAGAGTCTCAGTTGTTGTTGATGGTGGTAAAATTATTTCTACCACAGTTACCTCTGGTGGTACTGGATATACATTCGGTAAGATTAGTGTTGATAGTATTACAGGTATTGGAACAGGAACTGGTGGACAAGTTGATGTTATCATTCCTCCTCCAAACGGTCATGGTTCTGACTCCGTTGTAGAACTTGGTGCATTCCGAGTTATGATTAATGCTAAACTTTCATACGATGAAGGTGCAGGTGATTTCCCGATTGATAACGATTATCGTCGTATTGGTCTTATCACTAACCCTTTAAAGTTTGGAACTGAAGAACTTATTTCGGATTTGACAGTATCTGCTACTAAAGCGGTTATTTTCTCTCCTACATTTCAAGGAAATTATGTCCCCGACGAGATTATCACTCAAACTAGAGTTGTTGGTGGTACAAACGTTACTGCTCGTGCGAGAGTTATCTCGTGGAACGCAATCACCAAAGTTTTGAAATATTATCAAAACGCTGTTGATGGTATTTTCCCAGAGGTAACAGGTACACAAAATGAGTTTGATGGATCTAATGTAATTAATGGTGCAACATCTGGTGCTGCTGGTCAACCCGATGTTAACTTTCCAGCTGTTCCTAATGCTTCTTCTAGAACAATCAACAATACCGAGTATGACTTGGGTATGAAATTTAATAATGGTTATGCGAAACCCGAAATTAAGTCAAATAGCGGTGACGTTGTGTATATAGATAATAGAAGATCAATTAGTCGTGCAAACGACCAGGTAGAAGATATTAAAATCGTAATCGAGTTCTAATGGCACAAAACACTAATCTAAACGTCACACCTTATTACGACGATTTCGATAAAGCAAAAAACTTTTATCGAGTATTGTTTCGTCCTGGATTTCCAATCCAAGCAAGGGAGCTGACACAAACTCAAAGCATTATGCAAAATCAGATTGAGAACGTAGGTTCTCATCTGTTTAAAGATGGTGCAATGGTCATTCCTGGTCAAATTGGATATGACTTGGCAGTTGACGCTATCATGGTTCAAGAATCATTCTTGGGTGCTGACGTTGAATTGTATAGGACTCAACTTGATAATAAAATTATTACTGGTCTTACATCAGGTGTTAAAGCAAAAGTTCTGTTTAGTGTTTCAGAAACTGCTTCTGAGAAAGGTTATATAACTTTATACATTAAGTATATTGAATCTGGTGGAACTACTAATTCTCAACAAACATTTACTAATAATGAACAGTTAGTTACAGATACAGAAATTACTTTTGGAACAACTCTTATTGAAATTGGTTCTCCATTTGCACAATTACTACCCACTGCAGCA